CATGTAATTGACACGTGGTAAAGAAGTAGAATGGGAACAACGAATTAATTCTCTAGTCAATGAAATACAATATTGGATAATCAATGTACCTGAAAAAACGGTTGAAATAATCGAATTGTTTTATTGTTGATTATTCCATTAAGAAAATAATTATACACAATATACAATGAATATATTAATCGAATCCTTTTTTATTGGATTTTATTTATTGGTTGTATTTGCTTTTCTATCACTTTTTATTCATGATTTTTATTTTACCTTGTTTATTGCTGGATTTACGAAACATTTTTTAGGATATTATTTAGGAATACAAAATGCATATTGTCGTAAGGCATGTGGTAATAAAACACAAATTCCACGAAAAATGCAACCATTGATATTTTGGAGTATATTGGAAGCAATTAATTTTGCTATATTGGGATATGTATTACGTCCATATATTGAAAATACTGCATTGTTGGTATTTATATGTGGTGTATTGATGCATTTTATTTCAGAAATAGTTGGAACTCATCAAGATTTTTGTGAAAATAGTTGTAAACAGTGATTTTATCATATCATTATATAAACATTTTCATTTATCAATATATAATGCAACCAAATACAATTGATGAAAAACATACAGAAATGTTAAATCATTTCCATCTTTTAGAAACTAAAACTATACCAGAAATGATAGAAACCAAAAAGAATCTTAAAAAACACATAGTAACTGTAAAACACAAAATAGAAGAATATATGGATACAAAAGATAAAATCAAAGACATTTCTCGTCAAATTAAAGAATTACAAAAAGAAAAAACGGTTTATTTCCTGAAAAATTCCAAATATATTTTCGAATATTTTGAAGAAAAAAAGAAAATATCATCAGGAGATAATAAACAAAATGAAAATATATTGAATACTTATTTTAAAATCAATGCCAAAACAGAAGATAGTTCAAATGTCAATAGTATGAAATATAAACAATCCAAAAACATGTATCATCATTTTTGGAAAAATATTAATAATGAGATTTTAAATATACAGGATTATGTTATTCCTTCTGATATATGTTGTATATGTCGAAAAGGAGAATTAATACCTCATGAAGAAGAAGGTATTTTAATTTGTAATAATAATAAATGTGGGAAATTTATTACTTATATTGTTGATACATCCAAACCATCAAATAAAGAACCACCTAATGAAGTATCGTATACGGCATATATTCGATTAAATCATTTTAAAGAAATTTTATCACAATTTCAAGCAAAAGAAACGACACAAATACCCGATAAAGTCATTGAAGATATAAAAAATCGTATCAAGAAAGAGAGAATAACGGACATGTCATTATTGGATTATAATAAAATGCGGGATATATTAAAGAAATTGAATTTGAATAAATATTTTGAACATATTCAATATATTAATAGTTTATTTGGAATTAAACCACCGATTATGAGTGAAGAATTATATGAAATTCTTTGTGTATTGTTTATTGAAATACAAAAACCATGGGCAATTCATTGTCCACCGAATCGAACCAATTTTTTCAATTATACCTATACATTATATCAATTATGTGTTTTATTAGATCAAACACAATATTTACCATATATAGTATTATATAAAGATCGTGAAAAACAAATTGAACAAGATATGATATGGAAATTAGTATGTAATGATTTGGATTGGGAATTTTTTCCTACTGTTTAACCAATAACCAAAAAAAACCAAAACCCAAACCAAAACACATAAGAACAAAAACACAAGAGTATAAATAGAAAAACATAGATAATAATAGATTAATGAATAGTTTGTTCAATTACCTTTTCCATTATGTTATTCTCACAAGTCAAAAATACCAAATTGATGAATCCCATGCATTGAAACATAGTATGGAGGTATTTCATTACGCGAATGAAATTTATAAAAGTGAATTACCGAAAAATCCATATTTGAAACAAGACAAGAATATTATATTTACATCTGCTATCTTGCATGATATGTGTGATAAAAAATACAGGAATGAAAAAGAAGGAATAACTGAAATAAGGGATTTATTGGATAGTTCTCCGTTACATTTATTTGAAAAAGATGCCATTGTTGATATTATTTCTACTATGAGTTATTCCAAAGTGAAAATACAAGGGTTTCCACAATTAAACAATCATCAATTGTCTTATCATATTGTAAGAGAAGCTGATTTATTAACTGCATATGATTTTGATAGAGCCATGATATATCAAATGATGAAAAGAAAATATTCATATATGGATTCATTTGAAGAATCCAAACAATTATTTATAAACCGAGTTTTACAATATCGGAATGATGGTCTTTTTATGACATCCTATTCAAAATGTAAATCCCTTCAATTACATAATAATGCAGTGAAATATATTCGACATTTAGAAAGAAGTATCAAAATATAAATTTCGATTTACTAAATTACTAAATATCCATGATTTATTTATTTGTTTTAATTTACATTTATGTAGGTAAAAAATCATTATTTGTATTCTTTTCTTGAAAATAAAATATTTAGGAAGTATATACTAAAAAATGGGAGGAGCATTGATGCAACTCGTGGCCTATGGATCGCAAGATGTTTTCCTTACTGGAACTCCAGAGATAACTTTCTGGAAAGTTTCATATAGACGACATACAAATTTTGCGATGGAAAGTATTGAACAAGTGTTTAGTGGACAAGCCGATTTCGGTCGTCGTGTTACTTGCACTATTAGCCGAAATGGAGATTTGGCATACCGAACTTATCTTCAAGTAACTCTTCCTGAAATCAACCAATCGATGCTTGGTTCATCAGGAACTTACAATGATGGAGTGTATGCTCGTTGGTTGGATTTCATTGGAGAACAATTGATTGCTCAAGTGGAAGTAGAAATTGGAGGTCAACGAATTGATCGTCAATATGGTGATTGGATGCATATCTGGAATCAACTTACTCTTACTGCTGAACAAACCAAGGGATATTTCAAGATGATTGGACATACTACTCAATTAACTTATATGATTGATCCTACATTTGCCGCAGTGACTGGACCTTGTTCCTCTGCAAGTGGTCCTTCTCAAGTGTGTGCTCCTCGCAATGCTCTTCCAGAAACCACTCTTTACATTCCTCTTCAATTTTGGTTTTGCCGAAACCCTGGTCTTGCTCTTCCATTGATTGCTCTTCAATACCATGAAGTCAAGATTAATTTGGATATTCGTCCTATTGGTGAATGTCTCTGGGCTGTGAAAACTCTTCAAGCTGGTGCTGGTGCAGGAAATACCGTGTCTGTTTCTGCTGCATACCAACAATCCCTTGTTGCTGCATCATTGTATGTGGATTATATTTTCTTGGATACGGATGAACGAAGAAAGATGGCACAAAACCCTCATGAATATCTTATTGAACAATTACAATTCACTGGTGATGAAAGTGTTGGAAGTAGTTCCAACAAGATCAAATTGAATTTCAATCATCCTTGCAAGGAATTGATTTGGGTTGTTCAACCTGATGCCAATGTGGATTACTGTGCATCTCTTTCATCCAGTACTGTCTTGTTCAAGACCCTTGGTGCACAACCTTTCAACTATACTGATTCCATTGATGCTCTTCCTAATGCCATTGCTGCATTCGGAGGACCTGCTGAAACTCAAGGTTCCAACAATTTCATCAATGCCTCTGGACTTTTTGAAATGCCTGGTGCTGCTGATAGTGGTAATTTGCCCACTTCTCAACAATGGAATAAAACCACTCAATATATTCCATTTGATGAACAAGCTGGTGCAAATCCAACTGGTTCATATGTCTCTGATGCTGGAACCTTTGTTCTCTCTGAAACTGCTCTTGACATGCATTGCTGGGGAGACAATCCAGTGGTTACTGCCAAACTCCAACTTAATGGACAAGACCGTATTTCAGAACGTGAAGGTTCTTATTTCGATATTGTTCAACCTTACCAACACCACACTCGTCATCCTGATACTGGAATCAATGTGTATTCCTTTGCTCTTCGCCCTGAAGAGCATCAACCATCAGGAAGTTGCAACTTCTCTCGTATTGACAATGCCACTTTGCAATTAGTTCTTTCTGCCGCCACTGTTGCAGGAACTGCCACTGCCAAAGTTCGCGTCTATGCAGTTAACTATAACGTGCTGAGAATAATGTCGGGAATGTGTGGGGTAGCTTATTCCGATTAGGCATTTATTAATTAGAATGCCGAAAAAAATAGATTTAATCATAAAATTGATTTAAAGAATTCCCATATTATATTATATATATAACATGGAAAACATGTATATTGCATTTGACTCTTCAAACAATAATGAAAAAGAAACCCCATTATATGAATATGGTGGAAATGAACGCATTTATATAAAATATACAAAAAATACGTATATAGTCAATACGGAAGATTTCTGTAAAATATTAAATAAACGACTCTTTCGTTTAAGAGATAATGATATATATCCTTCCTTTTGTGAAAATTGTAAAAAAATAGATTATTTACATTATATATATGATATACCACTTCAAGAAAAAAATCAATTACAAGTAACATTTAAAAATGGCAATTCATTTGATTTGACAAGAGAAAATGTGAAATATAAAACATCACATTTACAACTTATTCAATCAACTTATCCAAATACATTTTTAACAGAATATAGTAAAGGACATGTAAAACGTACAGGTATGGATGCAGGTATTGTTAAAAATCCTATTTGGAAAATAACAGAAAATGACAAAGAAATTCTATTAATGTATTGTGAAAAAGATACTATATGTAAATTATGTCCAGTATCTTATGCAAAAATTTTAGAATTTGAACAAAATAATAACAATGGTGAAAAATGCACATGGTATAAAACTGAAAATGGTTATTTAACAACCCGATTAAGTATAACTGGTAAAATGTATTCTATTCATCAAGTTATTACAGGATATTATGGACATGGGAAAGGAACCGGTGGTAAAAATACAGAAACCATGAGTGTCGACCATATTGACCGTGATCCATTAAATAATACTATGGAAAATTTACGCATTGCAACAAGAAAAGAACAAGAAAACAATTCAAGAGGAATAATGGAAGATACCAAACGTAAAAGACAATCAAATGCACGTGATTTACCTGATGGTATTACACAAGAAATGTTACCCAAATATGTGGTTTATTATTTTGAAAAACACACGAATCGCGATTATTTCCGTATAGAAAGACATCCAAAATTAACCAAATATTGGGAAACAACTAAATCCAGAGAAGTATCGATTCATGAAAAATTACGTCAAGCAATAGAAGTGATTGAGAATTTGAAAAATGATATATATCCACAAACCTTTTCTGAAAAAAGAGAATTACCAAAATATGTACGTATTTATGTAAGAAATGGAAAAGAAGAATTAACTTATGATGAACGGATTGATGGATGTATATTTAATTATAGACGTACTTTGAAACCAGATTATAATATTGAACGTGAATTAATATTATTTAATATTGATATACATACCAAGTATCCAGAAAAACAATTACAAGGAATTCCGTTGGAATTACCAAATGAGTTAGTGGAAAAAGTAGAAGATCCATTTATGCAATTATTAGACGGATATAAACAACAAATAAAATTCATCAAATATGTGAAAATCTGTAAAGATAAAACATATTATAATTTAGCATATGATGAAAAAATAAATGAACCGAATAAAATACATTTTAATGTGAAAATATCATTAAACCCAGCAAAACAAAATGAATATCATTTAAATGATTTGTTGAAAGAATTGAAAAAACGATTGGAAATTAAATATAGGGAAACCTATCCAGATAAAGTATTTGATATTCCTGAAATTGTATAAGTATTGTATATAATAAAATGGAAGATATAACAGAAAAGAAAATTGCTAGAAAAATACGAAAAATAAAACAATTAAGTGAAAATATTCATTTGCAATGGGATGGATATCCATGTTTTTTTGATTTTTTATATATTTATTTAAGTAATAAATACAAATCAAAATGTATGATTCTTTTTAAAGACCAATTCAAATTTGATTTTCGTTTTAATGAAGAACAAAATCAAGAGTATATAGATAATTATGTTGATCAGTATGGTAATAATATGGTGAATGAATGTATTAGTGATAAACCACAAGTATATACATTTGGACTAAAATCTGATCATGGTGGACATCAAAATTTATTAATATTTAGGTATAAAGAAAATACTATTTTTGTTGAACATTTTGAACCACATGGTAGTATGTATTTGGCGGAAATAGATGAATATCATAAAATTAAATCATTTCTTGAATTATTTATTAGTAAATTACAACCATTAACATCAATACCTATAGAATTAATTACTTCTGATAAAGTATGTCCATATGAAGAAGGATTTCAAGGACTTGAAAATTTATATCATCTTGATGATCCACGTGGAGGTACAGGATTTTGTGCATTATGGGTTATTTTTTTTATGGAATTTGTATTAAAATTTCCAAATAAAACAAGTACACAAATAGTAAGAACTATATTAGGACCAATACAAACAGAATTAGCAACAAAAAAAGGACAAAAAAAGTGGAGTGATCATTTTCTTGATATTATTATTGGATATTTACAATTAGCAAGTATAAAAATGAAAAAATATGGAAATAATGATATTATGGAAATAACTAAAATGTTAAAAAAGAATAATTATGAAGAAATTGATAGGTTTGATGATACAACTAGAGAACATATATATGAAAATGGTGTTACACCACCATCTTCTTTATCTACTATTACACCTTCTTCACCTTCACCTATAAATATAAAACGTAAAAGAGGTTCTACCCCAAATCCTCCAATTAAAAAAACAAAACGTTCTCCTGAACAAACACAAATACGTTATCAAACACGATCATATACAAAGTTACAAACAAAGACAAGAACAACAAAAAAAACAAAAACAACAAAAAAACGCTAATAAAATATATATCCCAAAAAAATAAATATAATAATAATCCAAATTCATTATTATTATACATGTGTGGTATTCTCTTTCATTTTTTTTCGAATGACCAAGTTCTCGCCAATTTCAATAAAATCAAACATAGAGGACCAGATAATTCTTCACATCTTATTATCCATGAACATTTTCTTGGTTGTCATCGTCTTGCGATTATTAATCAATCTCCTGAAGGAAACCAACCATTGGAATTAAATGGCATATATCTCATTTGCAATGGACAAATATACAATTATCTTCAATTAGCCAATAAATATCATATAGACCCTTCTCTTCTCCGTAACGATGTAGATATTATTATTCATTTATATCATCTAGGTCAATTAACAATTCATGAATTAGTCGAAGAATTAGATGGCGATTTTGCCTTTGTATTATATGATACACATCACGATCGGATTCATATAGCAAGAGATCCATTTGGGGTAAGACCACTTTTTTATGCAACTGATGAAAACAATCAAGTAATTGCTGTTTCATCAGAAGTCAAAGCCATTGAAATAAATAATATGTTGAATATCAATGTATTTGAACCATCGACAATACTTACTTATGATTATATAACCCATACAAGTCATACACAATCATATAATGTTTTCTCAGAACAAGAAGAACCTCCAGAACCACATACAGAAAAAATCGCCGAATTATTAACCAATGCGGTAATTAAACGAATTGATAATTCAGACCGACCAGTTGCGTTTTTATGTAGTGGTGGTTTAGATTCTTCTATTATATTATGTATAGCTCATGAATATTTAATGAAACAAAATCGAGAAATTCATGTATTCTCCATGAAATATGTAAATAAAAAAGGAAATAGTCAATCAGAAGATGATTTTTATTGTAGTCAATTGGTCCGATTATTAGGAGTGAATTATACATCTATTACTTATGATTCAGAAGAAGTAAAAGAGGCAATAGAACAAGTAATCCAACAAACGGAAACATATGATCCAAATACAGTAAGAACAAGTATAGCCAATTATATATTATCAAAGAAAATCAAAGAAACGACCGATTATAAGGTTTTTTTATCAGGAGAAGGAGCAGATGAATTGTTTTGTGGATATATTTATTTTAATCAGACAGATAATTCTGAACAAATCAATGAAGAAAGTCGTCGATTAGTAAAACATATACATATGTATGATGTATTAAAAGCAGACCGATGTTTTAATGCATTTGGATTAGAAATAAGAATTCCTTTTTTAGATAAAACATTTGTACATTATGTACAAAGTATCAATGGAAAATACAAGGGTTTTATTGGAGGAGAAGAGAAACATTTATTAAGAGAAGCATTTAAACAGATATATCCAGTATTGACAGAAGCCCGAATTATAGGTAGACCAAAAGAACGGTTCTCAGATGGAGTATCTTTTCATTATGTCCCAGAATTATTAAATTATTGTTCAAATCATCAATATAGTGAATTACATCAAAAAGAACAAGCAGAACGAGAATATTATATGAATCTTTTTCAGAAATATTATCCAAATTTAGAACATCTTATTGCAAAACGAATAATACCTGAATGGTGTAAAAAAGAAAAAAATATAGTGAAAATGGAAATATAGTGAAAATGGAAATATAGTGAAAATGGAAATATAGTGAAAATGGAAATATAGTGAATAAATAAATAACTGTCATTTATATATGGAACAACCCAATATACAAATGACAATAGAAATCCCATCTATACCGAAATTGGTATTTATTGTGCCATATCGCGATAGAGAACAACAGTATCAGTTTTTCAAAAGACATATGAATTATGTTTTAGAAGATTATTCTCCAACAGATTATAAAATCCTATATATACATCAATCGGATACACGTGAATTTAATCGTGGTGCATTAAAAAATATTGGATTTTTATATGTTAAAACGACTTATCCGAATGATTATAAAAATATAACACTTGTATTTAATGATATAGATACGATGCCATATACGAAGAATTTTTTAAATTACGATACAGTCCATAATACTGTTAAACATTTTTATGGATTTGATTATGCATTAGGTGGTATTGTATCGATAAAAGCAGGTGATTTTGAAAAGATCAATGGATTTCCGAATTTTTGGGCATGGGGATATGAAGATAATTTATTAAATAAACGTGTAAAACATGCAGGAATAGTAATTGACCGTAGTCAATTCTATCCATTAATGGATAAAAACATTTTTCAAATGAAAGATGATGTTGTCCGTAGTGTAAATCGTAAAGAATTTGACCGATATATGGATAATACGAATGAAGGAATTTATTCTATTACTGATTTGAATTATACATTTGATTCGGAAACGGGATTTGTCAATGTACATGGATTTAATACACCTTTTTCACAAAATCAAACAGATAATGTGATATATGATTTACGAAAAGGAGCAACCCCATTTAAACCGAATGTACGCAAACGAAGAGGAAGTATGCCACTATTATTCTAGGTGTAGGGGAAACGTGGTTTCCCCTACCGTAGTTTCCCCAACTTCAATAAATTTATAGGTAATACCCATATATTTATTGTTCTCCCATATACCCGAGATTTTTAAAGCTAGTTGATTATTTATAATATCACTATGATTATGTTTATTGGTCACCCCATTTTTATGAATTTTAATATTTCCATTTAATAATTGAGATTCAATTTTATTAACTGCTTTCCGTGAATTATCAGAAATAACTGTATAATATTCTAAAATACGATGTTCTATTTGAATGATTTCCTCTATTAATTCTTTATTCTCATTTGGATCAAATAAAATCGACCATTTATTCATGGAGGATTCAATGCGAATAGGATGAATCGGAAACAAAATATAAATACTATTTAATGACATGAATGAATTCGAATAAATAATTTTGGTAAAATTACCATACATGATATTATTTTTTTTCGTTTCTAAAAAACAAATGTTCTCAAAATGAAAATCATGAATACAAAATATAATAATCATTCACTATATCTAAACTAGTATATCTTCATTTATTTATGTAAGTGTTTAGCATAAAAATACTATATTCTATTATATTATAATATGTCATCACCTATTAAAACCCCATTAATTTCATGGAAAGGAAAAACATTGAATCAAATAACAAGTATTCTCCAATTAAATAAAAATACAAATAACAATCCTACCAATGTCAATATATATCATGCTGGTCCAATTAAATTATATCGCCGTGAAATTGCTACAAATCCATTAAATAAACAAGAACGTGGTAATCCAAGAACATCCATACGTATAGATGAATTGAATCGTCCTAATGGATATTTCATTTCCCAAACATTACCAGATTGTAGTAATAATGGAATCATATCGTATATAGATCAACAAGATACAGGAAACACAACTAATTTATATGAAAATGGAGGGACATTAGTATGTCCAACAAAATCAACTACAACGACAATAAACAATACCTATTTATCTCAAGAATTTAATGCAAAAAGACGTGTACGAAGTGCAGGTATGATTATACGTAAATATAACCCAAGTTGTAATGGAACAACTTATTCAACTTCGAATGCACAATATTTAGCAAGTCGTTCAAAAACATTTGAACAAAATGATTATCATTTTAATACTCCTGGAAATCCAGTGGTTGTATATAAACCAAATAATAGTCAATATGCACAACAAGGTGGTGTATCTTCGAGTGAAAAAATATCAAGATTAAAATATGATACAATTACAACAGTAGGAGCAACTTATCGCAGTGCGTATGGATCACAAGTGGCAAATGAATTAGCATATGGTGTGGCACCAACTGATGCGGCATATACATTGAAATCGGCATTAGGATATCCATTAAAATATACACCTAAATTTGATTATACAGGTAAAATGGTAGGTAAATGTATACCAACTTCTTTTGCACATATGATTTAATAAATTTTTGTCATATTACTATTATAAATAGAAGTTGATTCTGATTCATCTACTGATTGATTAAGATACTGTAATAATTTTATTCCATTATTCCCATCTAATCCAAAAATAGTATATTTTGATCTGGGATGTTGAACCCATGTTTGTTTATATAACATAAAAGTAAGATTGATTTCATGAAATCCTTCTTCTGGTTCCATACATGGATAAAACCCATCACCATGTAAACATTCATATTCATCGTAATACATTTTGACATGAACAAAGGTAGACATCTTCTTATAAATGTATTATAGAAATAATATAATACATTTCAATTTTATATATTTTATTATCGTAAAATATGTTTGTATTCTTTCCAATTGATTTTTTTCCCTTCGATTGGTGGTTCTGGTGTAGTTTCACCATGTTCTTTATCAAGACGTTCTCCACGTTTAATCGCACTATCAATATATAATTCTTTTAATATCTTTCCGAAAATAGCAGAACCTTCATGTTGATCAACTTCTCCATCTTCAATTTGTTTGAGAACTCCTAATAATTTCGCCATAATAATTAAATCCAATTCATTATTAATGACTTTATTGAAAATATCGGTATAATGGTCAAATAAAAACCGACATTCTTGTTGACATAAAAGAGTAAATTCTTGGAGATTGGATTTATATACATCCATGTGTTTCTTTTTCATTGTATCAATCTTTCTTAAATCATCCCGAATAGAAACACTATGTTTTAATCTACGAATATTCTCGGTATTATCTTCACAATTACTTTCATTGACAATGCGTTTTAAATCTAATCGTTCTTGATGATTCATTCTATAATAGAATAATGATATAAATGTTTTTAACCAATTATACGTAAAATATCATATTAAGAATGATAACATGTTCTATTATGGGTGGATTAGGAAATCAATTATTTCAATTATTTACAACAATTGCATATTCAATACAACATAAAAACCCATTTATTTTCCCATATGCGGAAAAATTGGATGAAAAACGACACACTTATTGGGATTCTTTTCTTGATAAATTAAAAGCATTGACAACAGAAACGTCATTGGAACATTTTCAATTATACAATGAACCAGGGTTTATATATAATGAAATACCAATTATAAACACATCTTTTAAATTAAATGGGTATTTTCAAAGTTATAAATATTTCGAAAATGAATTTTATACAATTTGTTCTCTTATTCAATTCAAAAAGAAACAAGAAATGGTAAAAAATGAATATAGGCATTTATTTTTTCCATATAATGAACATAGAATTAGTATGCATTTTCGTTGGGGGGATTATAAACATATTCAAAATTGTCATAATATATTACCAGGTGAATATTATCGACAAGCATTAGAACATTTATTAACGACAATGCCGACAAAGGACAATATAAAAGTATTGTTTTTTTGTGAAAAAGAAGACACGGCACAAGTATGTCAATTAGTAGATAAATTACATGAAATTTATCCAATGGTTGAATTTGTTAAAGTAGATGATTCGATTGAAGATTGGAAACAGATGATATTAATGAGTTGTTGCAATGACCATATTATAGCAAATAGTTCATTTAGTTGGTGGGGTGCCTATTTTAATGACAATATAGATAAACGGGTAATATATCCATCTCAATGGTTTGGTCCAGTATTACAACATAATGATACACGTGATTTATGTCCAAGTGGATGGATTAAAATCGAGGTTTGAATATGAATAAAAAATCAATTAAAAACATGGATACACATATATAAAATTGATTTCAAAGGATTAACTATTTTGTCATGTCAAATTGTTTTTCCAAACCAATATCAAATACAATGAACTCAATGAATAATGATATGTCGAATGTTTATAAGAAAAATTACGATGCATTATATAAAATTCCATTGGTGAGAAAAATGGAAAAGAAAATAGGTAGATTGATGGAAGAAAATACAGGGTTATATGAACAAATGGATGAGTTGAATAAACGAAATGTCGAATTGGAAAATACAGTAAGTATGTTAAGAGGATTGATTGTGGATATACATTCTGGTGCAAGACCAAAAATACATAAAACACCATTACGGTCAAACTATCGTGTTTATGGGGAGATACCAGATTTAATAGATGTGGATGAAAATGTGATGAAAAAAGTAAAAGTGGAAGTACCAGCACCAGTAGTAAAAGTGGAAGTACCAGTACCAGTAAAAGAAGAAGCATCAGAAGAGGAAGAAGTACCAGTAAAAGAAGAAGTACCAGTAAAAGAAGAAGTACCAGTAAAAGAAGAAGCACCAGAAGAGGAAGAAGTTGAGGTAGAAGAGGAAGAAGTTGAGGTAGAAGAGGAAGAAGCACCAGAAGAAGAAGCAGAAGAGGAAGAAGAAGTTGAGGTAGAAGAAGAAGCACCAGAAGAGGAAGAAGTTGAGGTAAAAGAAGCATCAGAAGAGACCGAGGAAACTGAAGAAGCAGAACAAGATGAAGAAGTATATGAAGTTACTATTAATGGAAAACTATATTATACGGCTAATGAAAAATCTGGTTCCATTTATAGTATTGATACAGAAGGAGATGTTGGTGATGAAGTAGGTAAATATGTAAATGGAGTAGCCACATTTAATAAATAGATTAATTAGATCATTAGATCATAATTATTTACACCCTTGAAGATTTAAAACCGCACCCCTAATTATTTTTTATATTTTTCTCAAAATAATATAGATGAATAAACATAAGACAGAAG